CGTTGTTCCTCTTTTCACAATCCTCAGCGATGCCGGACTCAACCTTCTTACGGTCTTCCGTTGCTGAGTCAGTCTTAGTCTTTTCGAACGCCGCTTTCTCCGCAAGGAACTTCTTGCGCTCTGGTGTATCGGTAGGAGTTGTAGTACGTTCCTTCGCGTCCTTGTCTAGATCGGTGTACCAGTCTGTGATGCCTTTCACAAGTTCTGTGATAAGAGCAATGTTAGGAACAACTTTTCCTGTTGCATCCTTCTCTGCCAGAGCAGCGTTGAACTTATTAACGAAGGTATCCATGTGGATTTCCTTCATAGCTTCAGCGGTGACTGGGATTACTGTGTTGTAGTAAGCCTCAGCATCGTGTGCCTTCAACTTCTGCAATAATGATGGAGCCAGAGCACCAAGAGCCTCTGGATGACCATTGGCCTTCAAATCTTCGATCACGTTATCCCACAGCTTCGGGTCCGCTGCATATAGCAGTTCATCGGTTCCGGTAACTGTGTCGATCATGTCTTGCATCTTCTGATAGCCTTCAGGTCCACCTACTGAGTCGATGAACGCCTTGGCTTCAGTCATCTCTGCAACGCCTTTGGGGAAGATTTGCTTTGCAGCATTCCACCGCTCAAACGCGCCGTGCAATTCTTTCACCACTCCAGCGTTCTTAGGGTCCGCATCACGCATTGCTTTCAATGCAGAACGAACGTTAGCTGGAGTAGATTCTAATGCTTTGTCTGATGAAACTTTCGCAGCGGCTGCGGTCTTGAATGCCTCTCGTTCCTCGGGCGTTTTATCCGTACCGTCTGCATTTGTTGTTTCGGTTTCAGTTCCAGCAGCGCCATCTACTTCTGTAGTGTCCGCTGCTGAGTCAACAGCGGAGGTATCTACGGTTGAGTCTACCGTAGTGTCTACTGTAGTGTCTACTGCTGAGTCTGCTGGAACTGTCGCGTCTAAACTCGCGAAGTCCACCAATGAATCTGCCATATTGAGTCCTTCTTAGCGCCTTGCGCTACTGAGTGTGTTTCTGAGTCTTCTAAAATCTGTTGTCCCAGTGTGCTTGTGAGAGTTACACGACAAACACAAGGGTTGGATATTACTGATGTTGCTCGATCCACCTTTGGAAATAGGAATCACATGATCAGCAGTCAGCTTCTTATGCTTACCGCAGCATAGACACACGTTTCCATACTTATTGCAGAGCACTATCCACTGTTGCAATGTAAAAGAACCACCTGCTTTAGTTCTACGTGTTCGTCTAACTGCCGCCCTTATCGCGTAAAACCGTAGGTGTTTCTTTCTCCACTCCCTAGTCTGCTTGGAATGTTTCTTTTTCCAATTAGGGTCATTACTCATCCTGAGTTGTGCTTTGATCTTTAGTTCTACTTTGTGTTTCCTGTGATACTTTAGGATGTCAGCTTTAACTTTTTCTAAGTTTCTTTTTCTGTAAGCTTTGCAATAAGCTTTGTGTTTCTTTGGGTCTGTGTTAGGCACTGTGCCTCCTGATAAGGTCGAGAAGGGAGCAGTATCAGGCTGCTCCCAACTCTACTCAGCAACCGCTAAGTTGCTGGATATTATTATGTTACTGGTTGTTCCAGTGCTTTTGGTATAGCTTTCTTAGCCACGGCATGGTTCAATGCAGTTTCCTGTTGCTGTTCAAACAGAGCAGGTGTACTCTGCACTCCCATTTTGGCAAGCAATTGTGCAGCTACGACAGGAGGCATCTTGCTGATGTCTGCTGATATTGACTCGGACGGTGGTTTGTCCGGTGGTTTATTCTGCGCCATGATCTTCTTTGCCATTGCCACGTGTTCTGTCCAATGCAGGTGTATGTTCTCATAGCCTGCTTGTTGTTGAGGATTACCGAATTTGAATTTCTGACCCTCTGTACCATTCATCCATTCAAAGCATTCGTTCGCTTCAACAATGTGATTCTCACTCTCATCCTGTGCAACTGGTATAGTGCTAACAAGCTGCGGCAACGACTGCATCTGTTGCTGAACCTGCTGTACCATCTGCTCAGCTTCTGGAGGTATTGGCTGTCCAGCCTGTTGCGATACTTGCAACCTGCTGCTGACTCCTTCCAGACCAACTTTCATCTGTGCCACTTGCGGATTAGGCATTGGCCCACCGCGTAGCAACTTCTCAAACTCACATCGCTGTTTAGTTACAGATGATGCACCTTGCACTTTGTAGTTCTTCATACGTAGAGCACTTGCTGTCTCTGCAAGGTTCGACGGGCTGAATACCCACGCTGCGAAAGGTGTGGCTGGTGCTTGCAGAGCCTTGTCGATCATACTGGTGATCTTTATGGACTTCTGCTCTTCAGTTTCTGGGATGGACGGGTTGCTTTCTGGGTAGCACAATACTTTGCCACCAAGCAAGTTCGCCGTATTCACCGATACGTTTCCACGCCCCGGCAGGTTCTGGGTAATTTCTTTACCGTCACGACACTCGGCAGCACACTTCACAGCTTGAGCAGCAGCTTGCGCGAACATGTCCTGAATGTTATTCCATGGACATCCGACGCGCTGCAATGCTTGATCTCGCTGAACAACTGAGCTACCTACCGTTGGTTCACCTGTATTGTTTCCAAACAGAGAAGGTAGAGCGCCTGAGATTTCCTCAGACAATGTAGTGATGAACCATTTGATAAAGTCAGGCAACGCAGGCTGATGCTGCGGAGTAGGCTCTACCATGATGTACTGTGATTCTGTAGTTAGTCCCGGCTGTGGTAAGAAGGGACCGATGCTACCGGGAACGTTGGGTTCATTCTTGATGGCGTCCATGTCGAACGCTTCGGAGTTCATCCACTTCTTGGGGACGGTTCGTTTGAAGAAGTCGTCCAGCAAGTCTACCCAGTCGTTAATTCTCTTCTGGACAGAGATGAGTGCCGTGCCCATCGCTCTTCGGTTCTGGCCCTTACCCGCTGACGGGTGGCCTATGACGATGTGCTCGTCCATCTTCTCATTGCGTGAGAAGGCGTATTCTTTTCCTGCACGTGCCAGCAGCACTCCATCTGGGAATGCTTCCATCAGTTCCGCTTTGACTTCATCGCTAACGGACACGTCGAGGAACATGCAGGGCCTTAGCCACGAGTACTTCACTGTACAGTGACGGCTAAGGGAATCGCCAGTTACATATGCGCCAAGGACGGCTTGGCGTACGTTCTCTCGTGCGATCCTATCAAGTTGTGTAGATGATTCCCCATCACTGCCGGGGCTGATCTTTGAGGCTATCCATGGAAACATGCCACGGACCAGCGCAACGTCATAGTCCAACATTAGCTGAACGAATGGCATCTCGGAGAAGTTGTCAACAGATATGGGAACTTTATGGTCGAGTTTCCCGTGCACTGTGGTCACTTCCATACCGAGTGGTTTCTTTGCGCCGTTTCCTACACCGCTTTCAGCAAGCAAACCGTCTATTTCCTCACCACCATTTGACTCAGACTCTGTGACTTGTAGAAAGTCCTCTTGTCCCTCTTGTCCTGTTGGTGCATCATCTGGAGGCGTTAACTCGTCTTGCGGAACCGTAGGTGTATTTTGGTCCTCTTCAAATCCGTACTTCTGTCCATTCAGTTCATACCGCGTCCACATAAGGGTGCGGTCTTCGTTCCAGAAGATTCTGGCGCACTGAACTAACAAGTCGTGTAAATTATTGTTACGTGCCCAGATGTCTTTGAACCTGTCAGCTTCCTCAGCCGCAATCTTGTCTGGACCCCACTCGGGGTTTGCTGGGAAGAACTCTACCTGCGGAACTTCGCGAGATAGTGCGGAGACTATGATGTCCCCTTTAGGCCCATACACGTTCGTGTCATAAATGCTGTTGTGGTTACGCTCGTTGGCTTTCTTTCCTTGCCCACCACCGGGGAGTTCCCATCCTCCGCGCTTACCGCGAAGTAGGTGCTGGTACCCACGTTCAAAGTGCAACGCTTCCCAAGCCTGTTCAACTTCTAGGCGTCGTGCTGCCACATCTGCTTTGGTGCAAAGATCATCAAGAGCCATCAACGAAAGACGAGCACCATCAGACAACTCTGCAAAAGGCTCCGGTGAATAAGGGAACGGAGCATACACACCGAGAGGGCTGTTGTTCGGGCTTTCAGGCTGTTCTGCCTTACCAGTACCTTCGGCACTTGTGCCTGTTACTTGCGAAACATCGTCAGCCATTAGACTTCTCCTCGGTTCCAGTCTTACTTAGTGCTTCATTGCTGCAAAGCCTTTGGCCGAAGCCTTCATGTGCTTTGTGTGCTCACTGTCTCCCGGCTTAGGTTCTTTTTCTGAAGCCGTCAACTTCTGTCCTTCAGGGACTCCTAATGCACGGTGCAAACCACCTTTATTAACGCTAAAGGAGCCGTGTGAACCTAGGTCCACTTTATGCTTCTTATGACCTATGCCTGTTGCCATAACTTCTCCTAGTATACGTTCACGCCATCATTGCCACGTTTCTTCGTAGCAAACGCATTGCTTCCTTTTCGAATACTCATGGTAACACGCTTGAAGGAGGTAGGGTTTTGGTCCTTAGAGCCTAGTGGACTTTGCTGTGGACTCGGGTCCAGCTTCGTGCGCTTTCCTAAGCCGATTGCCATGGTTGTTTCTCCCTCTTAGTGTGCATCAACTCACCCATATAGTCTTGTTTTCCTGTGTTCTTTGTGTTTGAAGATGGCTCAGGTAACTTTGACTTCGGGCGTCGTCCCATGCCTAGCGACATTATGCCGCCCTCATACTTCCGCGTGCAAGTTGCCCACCAGAATCAATCCTAGGCTTCTTCTTACGTGGCGCTGGTGTAGGTGCTTCACCCGACATCCACGAAGGCATCTGCGTAGCGTCTAACGATGCAGTTTCCGCAGGTACTGCTGGTTTCTTCTTTGGTACTCCGAAGCCAATCATTTTAAATTCCTTCGGTAGATGTAAACACATTCTCTGCATCTACGACTCTTGCTTCCGTCTTTCTTGGTATTGTACCAAGTGTTCTCTTCAGTATACTCGTGACCATGTGGGCAGTGTGTAATCTTAGCCGCTCTGGTGCGTATAGTTTCGGCTCTTTTTAAACGGTACTTTTCTATCTTCCATACCGCCGCTCCACCTTTAGCACTGTACACAGCCTGCTCTTTTCGTTGCTCAGGAGTTAGTTCTTCCCACCACAACTTCATAGCTGTACTTAGTTTCTCTTTTGCTTCTGGTTTCCATTTTTTGCCTTTGAAACCTAAACTGGGATTTTCTTTGTGTACTTTACTCATCTTCTGTATAGTACTAAAAGAATGCTTGCGTCCCAACATTGGTCTTCCTCCTTCGCCGCCTTCAGAGGAATTACAAAGTACACCTGTGCCTAAATCTTTACGTCCGTAGTACCATATCAGAGCAATCTCAGTTTCAAACGCATCGACCTCAGAATCTGCTGGGTAAATCACAATGCGCTCTTTAGGCGGTGGGTTTCCAATAAGGTGCTTTACATATGCTCTGTTATTGGTGCCCTTACCTGCGTAGTATGGAACTCCACTTTTTCTTAACCACAAATATGTATAAAACATTTCATCTCCTAGAAAGATCGCGCAGGCGAGTGTTCTAGGCACCCGCCGCGCTAGCTCAAGATTCGAAGTCTTGAGATACTTAATCTTTTTCTTCCCACCAGCGACATAGGCCAATTGGGTGTACTTTTACCTCACCATTTTTTAACTTCGGCCTTTTGCTTAGCTCTTCCATGTGTGGACCAGAGCAACTGCTAGTTTCCTTGT